CTTGGATACCCTGAATACCCTGCGGACCTTGAATACCACCGTACCCCAAAGACGTCCAAGCGGTCGTACCGTCTCCAACCTTAAACTGGTCAGTATCAGTCTCAAGGCCGAACTCACCAGAGGCAAGGGTAGGATTGGCACTCGTCCAGTTAGCAGCCGTGTCACGGCGAAGTTGGATTTGGTCAGCCATTATGCGGCACCTCCGTTAATAGATTGTGGCGCGGTGTAGATCGTAGCCGCAGATCCACCGTCGATGCTTTGGGTGAAGTCAGCAGCCGTAGCCGACACATACACTACCGCAGAGCCTGTCAGGTTCAGCAGAGATCCAGTAGAGCTTTCACCCAGCGCCCGGGTCAAGGTTCCAGCGGAATAAGTCCCCGTACCAATCTCCCAAGCATCACCATCCTCGATGACGTAGCGCACCACATCAGAGTTTACTACCCCAGCAGCCGCAAAGGTTTGATAGCCACTCTCGGCAGCGCCAAGGGTAACTGTGCCTGTGCCCGTGGTGGCAGTGGTCATCTTGGCTCTGTTTACGAGAGTGACCATGTTTTTACCTTATGCTGGCTGCGTGTGCGTATAGCTGGACATCGCAACAGTGTCGCCAGACCCGATTGCAACGCTCGACAATTCAATATCGCCACCGCCACCCGTTGCAGTTACTGAAACGGTGAATTGCGCTGCCGTGGCTGCGTTTTTAAATACCGCCTTAGCAATTGTGCCGCCAGTCGCGGAAGTGTCAGACCCGATTGCGTTTGCGGTCGCGGTGCCAACAGAAGCGGCCCCAAATGCTGGCGTTCCGAAAGTCAGCGTTGCCACCTCGACGCTTCCAGATGTTTGAAATTCAATCGTTCCACCGTCCAGCAGATCCACAACCGCATCGCAGGCCGCGTTTCGCGCAACCGTTTCGAGAATTACCGCCATTATTTTGCTCCTTTAATTTTTGGCATCATATCATCTTACCCGCCGAAGTAATAGCCCAAGCCCACAACCCACCCGCGCCGTTTGCACATCAATAATGGCCATAATCCCGACATCAGTTAGCGGTGGTAAATAGATTGGCGCATCATATCCTAAATCTTCAAATCCAGTTATGTCAAACAATGACGTTATGACGACCATAGGATCGTATGGCGGTGCGGTTTGCAAAATGCCTTCGCGCTTGAATACGATTGCGTCAACTGTTTTTCCGGCGCTTGCATTAACCCGAACGCCGATCAGAAACGCCTCGTAATCAATTGGAACGGTAAACGCACCAATGCGTGAAATAGCCTCGCCGAAACCGTTAAGTGGAATGGAACCCCACACAGCGCCGCCTGTGCTTTCAATATTGATATCCGCAAAATGTGACGCGGTTGTTTGGTTTGCATAACGCCCGCTTTTTGATACCCGCGCCGACAGCAACCGCATGAATGTGCGCGTGCTTGGCAGGCTTGCGCTTGTACCAGCCGTTACGATTGTATCCGTGATTTCCAAACCGTTTTGGTCAATGCCATACAGCAGCACCTCGCGCGCGCCCAAGCCTGCCGCCGTATCGTTGGCATTGCCGCCCGCGCTAATACGCAACTGAACCGCACCGCCCACCTGCGGCGTTTGATATACGCCAGCGGGCGCAATTGGGACGAACGTTTGCCCGACGGCAGTATTACGGCCCTCAACCTTGATTGATCGCCACCCATCTGCCCCGCCGGTTGCAATGTCAAACGGTTTTGGATAGCTCATATCCGCTTTACCCGATACGAGCCCAGCAGCGCCCCCGCAGCGCCCAAAGCATCGTCAGGCGTGCAATCATCGCCCGTGTGAGAGTAAAGGTATGCAGCGACCTGTTTAACGGCTCGGCGCAGCGTTGGCGGTACGCTTGCGGCGGTCGCACCAAAGCCCGCGATATAATCAATCTCAATCGCGTTTGAATTGCGCAAGGCAATCGGCCATGTGGCCCCGTTGCGCAAAACCATCCGGCCAGGCTTTTGATAAGTGTCAACGTTGAACGTATCCGCCACTACAACGGGTGCGGGCGTGTTGGCATCATCGTAAACGGTTACGGAGTCGATGGATGCCAGCGGATAGCGAGGCAAATAAACGTAATCCGGTGCGCCGTTGATGTCCGCAATCGCGCCTTGGCGCACGCCATCCCACCATTCTGCCCGCTGCGACGGCCATGCATCCAGCACCAGCCGCCACGTTTGGTTAATCATGGCAATGCCGGTCGTCTCCTCGATCATCTCACGCGCGGTTGCAATCAAATCATCGGCTTGGTCATATGGTAAGCCGTCAACCGTTTCGGCCAAATGCGCGCGCAATTCGTCTGCCGTTACCGGCTCAATCGCTGGCCGCGTTACAACCGAATGGCCGCGATATTGGGTGAATGTGACGCGCTGGCGTAGGCTCATTTGCGGCGTCCCTTTTTGGTTTCAAATTGCGGCTCAACCTTGGTTTCCTCAACCGGGTTAAACCCAACGCCATCGGCCAGCGCCATTGCAGCGGCTTTGCCCTCGATCACATCGCCCGCTTTGAAATGCAGCGTTGTGTGGCCGTCAGGTGCGCAAGACCAATTTTGATGCAATACGGTTTTCATGGTTATGCCTCCTGTGCTTAGTGACGGGCCACCGCAGCGGCCCGCTTCTAAATTCAGGTTGTGGCGATAGTTGCGCCAACGCGCGTCACTGGTGCGCGGTGAGGCTTGCCCATGTTGCCCTTTACATAGGCAATCGCGTTGGTGCCAGTTGTGCCGGTGAACACGCCGCGAACGTACCGCTTGTTCCCAAGATAGCCAATCGAACCGGCGATGATGTTGTCATCCGCATCAAGCAAGACCGAAGCCGTGCCAGAAAACTCACCAGTAGGAACGGCAATGAAGCTTGTTCCGACCAACGTATCAGAATGTTGCAGCACCAGCGTAAAACCGTCAACTGTGCCCGCATCGGTCACAGCGCCCGTTGCAAGATCAAAGACAGCAGTGCTAAAGCCGCGAACGTCAAAAGCTGCCGAAGCGTTTGGCGTTACGCCGGAAAGGGTTTGATCCGCGCCCCGGATTACTTGGGTATTTGAAAGACCATCACGCATTGATTTACTCCTTATGCGTTAGAAATTGCCGGGGGCAGGATCACCCCCGGCTGATTTTGTTATGCCCCGAAACGGACCAGCTTCAAAGCTTCAAAGTTTACGACATCGCCGCCTACACGCTTAGTGGTATAAAAGCCCACATATGGCTTGGCGGTGTAGGGGTCACGCAGTACCCGGATGCCAACCCGATCAACGATCTGGTAAGCTGCCCGCATATCGCCAACCGCAATCGAAAGCGAGGAAGCTGCCGGATCTGGCATATCCTCAAACGACGCCATCGGATAGCCCAAGATCGATGCGGGCTGACCAGCCGCGATGCCAGGTGCCCAGATGTACGAACCATCTGTGTCTTTCAGCTTGCGAACGACCTTCGTGGTGGCGCGGTTCATAAACCATGTGGCATTGGCGCGATACTGCGCTTTGAGGCCATACAGCGCATCAATCAACACGTCTCCGCCGTTTGGTGCAGCGGCAAACGCGCCGGATACGCCAGTTGGAACCTGCTCGATGGTGCCGGGCAATGTGGTGCCATCGGTGTAGGTCAGGAAACCACGCGGACGCGATACGCCGTCGCCCGATACAAAGGCAGTTGCCTCATCGCGGGCGAACTTCTCCGAAACCTTGCCAGCAAGCCAAGATTCAAGATTGATTGCAGCGTCATCCAAGACCTTTTGCGTGGCCTTTGGAAATGCGAACAATTCATGCACGGGAATGCGCCATGTTTTCAACTGTGGCGTGCTGGTTTCGGCGCGGGCTTGCGTTTCACCAACCCAACCGGACGAGGCTTCATCCAGATCAAACAGGCCTTCCAGCGCGTCGGTGCTGATCGTCTGCACGGATGCATATGCGCGCATTGGCGATGTTTCGAATACCTTAGAAACAACGCGGCCAGACATATCAGGATAAACCACGAAACCGCCGTCAGGATCGGACCCGACAGAAAGCGCCTTCATTTCATCCGCACCCATTACCTGCTCGCCCTTGCGCAGGTAGGACATGAATTGGTTTTTGTACCCGTCAAGCTCTTTTGCGCCGAAGTTGGACGCACGCGAACCGGATTTGCGGGCGATCATATCGGCCCAGGCCAACGCCTTTTGGTCCAGATCGACTTCATTGCCCTTTTCATCGGTGACAATGCGCGATTGACGCTTAGTTGCCAAAACGGCGGCGTCCGCTGTCTTTTGCGCGGCGTCAAGCGACTTTTCGATAGCCGCCAGCTTGGACTCGGTCACGGGATCAGCCGCGCCTTTGGTTTCGATTTCCTTCAGTCGCGCGTCGTTTGCGGCCTTGAATTCGGTGAATGCGGTGTTGATGGTATCAACCGCTTGCTTGATTTCGTCAGACATGGAATGCCTCCTTCAATTTGTTCAGTGATTGCAATAGGGCTTTGGCCCGTTCATCGCCTTCATCAGCACCCACGTCGCGTGTCACCTTTAGGCCTTTGAAGCCGTCGGCAAGTAATGCCTTGGCCTCCTTCTGCGAAAGCCCGCATACGTCGCGTAGCGCGGCTTCCAATTTCCGAATGTCAAACGCGCCGTCATCTGACTTCACGCCTGTAACCTTTGCAGCTTCATTCATCGGGAACGTCACAAGGCTGATTTCGTACAATTCAACCTCAAGCAACTTCCGAATGCGCCCGCCGCCTTCCTGCACCGCTTCAACCGTGCGATAGCCGATTGAAATACCATCAATGGCACCGGCCCGAAGCATTACCATAGCCTCCTCGGCCAGCTTAATGCCCTTCAGCAAACGCCCCTTGAAAAACAAGCCGCGCTCGTCCTCACTCAAGACGTCCAGCACGCCGATCACCTTGCTTGTATCATGTTGCCAAAGCAACTTGACCTTGCGCCCTGACCCTAGCGACTTGGTAAAAGCCCCACGTTCGACCACGTCAAGCCCTTGGTCAACAATGCCAAAAACCGACGCATAGCCCTCGAACTCGCCATCCGCGTCCGGTTCTTTTTTCAACTCGAAAGCGGCCTGCTTGTGTTCGATCATGCGTCTGCCCCGTTTATGTTTGTTACGTTATAACATAACGCGCGGCGCTGCGCTAGCCTTTCACAACCCAACCCATTGCGCAGCGGCAATTGATAACCTGTTCGGCGATGCCTGACGGGTCGCCAGGATACATCAGCGCATCGCCGCCGATGTCAAACGGCACGTCCTTGGCAACAATCTGCCCATTGGCCAAGGCATGATCCTCGCGTGTTCGCTCATCCTCGGCGCTGATCCATTCTTTATCAAGCAATAGGCCCGTTTCATCAGCGGCAGCAAACGCGCCTGCATTAGCGGCCCCGTGCGTTTCCGTGCGGGCAATCATCGCCGCGCGGGCGGTTGTCATGATCGGGATAGCCTCGCGCACCAGCTTTGCAACGCCGAATTGCCCAAGCCCTTCCTGATACCCGCGATCCACCGCATTGACGATCTGTTGTCGCGTGGTATTGGCGACGTAGGTAATGCGCGCGCGTATCATCTCGCTTGCGATGTAGCCCAAGGCGATCCGCGCCATGGTCGCGGCGAAGTCTTTTGTTTCCAGCGCCTGCCCGCCATCCTTGCCCATCTGCACCACGCGCCCGCCAAATACGGCCATGGTCGCAATTGCCATTGATTGATAAAGCATGGTCAGCCGGTCGATATGGTCACGCGCTAATGGCACCTCGCCAGTATGCTCGTAAACGGTCAGCATATCCTGCATGGCCCGCGCCAATTCACCGCGCACCCGCTTTGCAAAGCCAATCTCCAGCCGATCAAGCAAGATCACCTGCCGCCGTTGTTCCCGGCGCGGGTTTGCGTCAATTAGTCTGGTTGCCATAGACCCACGCTTTCACGTCATCAGCAGTCAATTCAGGCGGCACATCAGGCACCACTGGCGGCACTGGCTCTGGCGCTGGTAGCGGCTCAGTCGCCATTGACAGGCTGATCTGTGACGCATTAACCAGCAACGCATCCCCGCCTTCAATCGGCTTGTATCCCTTCAATTCGCGGCGCTCGTTGATGGTCAAATCGGTTGCCTTGTCGGCCATATCCCAAAGCGTTTGGCGCTTTTCAACAATGGCCGGGATCTGATCCATGTCAGGTTTAATCATCAATTCGCCGCCGGTCAGCCATTCCGACCAATCCTGCGCGATCCAATCCACCATCGGCGTGACGGTATCTTCCCAGAACGCCAGCCGCGCCTCTTGATAGTTGGAATATGTGTTATCGCCCGGAATGCCAAGCAATTGCGGCGGCACGCCAAAGCCAAGCGCAATATCACGCGCCGCTGCGTTCTTGGCATCGATGATGCCCATATCGACCGGGGATAGGCCCATTGGCTTCCAATCAAGCCCGCCCTCTAGCA